GTTCAGCGGCAAGCCGCTGGTCATCAACCACCCCACCGACGGGATGGTGACGCCGGCCGCATTGAGCGCGGTGTTGTACGCCGCCGGCGCCGCGCCGCCGATAACTAGATTGTCGCCCGTAATGTACCCGTGTGGCACACTTGTGCGACTCTGATGACGCACTTAAACCATTATTGCGCCGAAAGATTATTTGGGTGTCAGAAGACCCCCGCCAGGTTATGCGAATCCTGCGCTCAATGAAAGAATCGAACCATTTAGGCGGCAAGTCAGACGCTGAAATATCAGAGTGGTTCAAGATTGTGTCAGCAGCAAGACTAGCGCCTGAAATCGTCGCACAAGTCGCACCTATATACGAGCAGATGGCAGTTAATAACATAAGCGAAGATGGCGTTATATATGAAACCAACCCGCTAGTCGTGCTGCTGATACGATCTTGAACCAATCTGATATTTCAGCGTCTGATTTACCGCCTAAATGGTTCGATTCTTTCATTGAGCGCAGGATTCGCATAACCTGGCGGGGGTCTTCTGATACCCAGATAATCTTACGGCGCAATAATGGTTTGAGTGCGTCTGTCGGATCGCATAGGTGTGCCACACGGGTAGCAATAGGTACTAATTGGGTGGTTTTGCCTGCCCCAGCTGATCCAGCCATCAATACTACGCCTGACTGAATCAATCCGTCCAACACATACTCTTGTGCAGGGATATTGCCCATGTCGTAATCAACGAATACGGCGAGGGGGTGTTTAGCCTGACCGTTTAAGATTGACTCTGAGGCTGCGTCACCGAGGGCTGCTGATGCACCTACATCATGGTCAGGTGTGTAACGCGCAACACTTTGAGCAATCTGTCTGATTTCAGACTCTGGCAACGGTATTTCGCAACGATCCTCATTTGCCTTTGATAGTGCTGCATATATCTCAGCACTTGAGAATCCACCGTGACGCATTAAACCGCCCATGGCGGTCAAACCTACGTTTCGGCTACCGCATATAAGAGGTGAATCACTAGCGTTAGAAATAACCTTCTTGACCGCCAAAGCTGCACGCCATTGCTCAGGTATGGAAAAAGGTTTTGCGCCTTCTAGCGGGTCGCCTGATGCTTCCCATTCATAAGTGCGCGCACTATCTATCGTGCCTTCTTTGGTCGGGATAACAAAAGACGGTGATGCAACAAAGTAATTGCCCGTTGACAAGAAATCAATACCAGGGCGAGGCTTGCAGCTTTTTAACCCTTCGTACCAATTGGCGATGTAATGCTCACCACCACCTGCTGTAAGCTGGCAAATAGAATCTTCAGGGACATTGCCCATGTCACGCTGAAACTCTACCCAGCTATCATCGCCACCATTGCGCGGGTCAATATCAAATACCACAATGCCGGACACTTCACCGGTAGGGATGCCGATGTTGTAATTAGGATTCTCTGTCCACCACTTTCTGATTTGTTCTGGGTCTGTGGTCGCATCATAAAACCCGTTTTGTGTAATCGGATTCTTTCGCAGCACCACCAAAGGGAATACTGGCCATCCCCATGACGCATAAGTCAAAGCCGCATCTAGCTTGGTTGTTGTCATGGTGGCGCTCATGCTTGAAAATAATCTGACAATTTTTTAATCACTTCATAAGACGGATTCTTATTTGTGCCGTTTTTAATGTTTAATACCGTGTTGTAGTGAATATCTGTGCGCTCCGCTACCACAGGCACAGCCCTGTCTTGTAACAACTCGTAAATTTGCTCAATGGTTAACATTTTTTGCACCTTTTTAAATTAAATTGAATTATCTTGTTGACACGATAACATTTATTATGCAATAATTCAATCAATCGCTAAACGGATACCCCAAACAGCGATCAACTTTAGGAGCCAACATGGCTATCAATCTTAGAAGTACCGCAGGGCTCGCTAGTAATGGCGTGAAGTTATTGGTGTACGGTAACGCAGGCGCTGGTAAGACTTCGCTTATCCCTACATTGCCAAACCCTGTAGTGTTTTCAGCTGAGGGTGGCTTGTTGTCCATCGCTGATGCTGACGTGCCTTTTGTCGAGGTGTCATCTTACGACACCCTGATGGAAGCGTACAGATGGGTCACGGAATCTGACGAAGCCAAGCACTTTGAATCAATCGCTTTGGATTCAATCAGCGAGATTGCTGAAGTGGTGCTTAACCATGAGAAGAAAATTGCCAAAGACCCACGGCAAGCTTATGGCGCTATGCAGGAGCAGATGTCAGACATCATTCGTGCTTTTCGTGACATACCCAGCAAACACGTCTACTTTACAGCCAAGTGCGAGAAAGCTACGGATGAAACTGGTCGTATTCTTTATGCACCAAGTATGCCTGGTAACAAGACGGGTCAGCAACTCCCCTACTTTTTCGACGAGGTATTAGCACTGCGTGTTGAAAAGGATGCGGAAGGTAACGCGCAGCGTGCGCTGATGTGTGACTCAGACGGTATCTGGCAGGCTAAGGATCGTTCCGGCAAGCTCGACACATGGGAAGCACCAGACCTTGGCGCAATCATTCGTAAGATTGGGGGTTGATGATGACACTCTACCAACGCTGGCTTGACGCCAAAGAAGTTGAGAAGACTGCTATTGCCGATCGTCGCAAGCTCGAGGACGAAATGGTCAAGGCATTTTATGTGCCTAAAGACTTGGATGGCACGAAGACTTACGAGAAAGACGGTTTTGTTGTGAAGATCGTCGGTCGACTTGATCGTAAGGTCAATGCTGACAAGCTTCAGGATTTAGCAGCTGAATATGGTTTGACGGATCATTTGTCTAGCCTGTTCCGTTGGAAGCCAGAAATCAATATGTCAGCATGGAAGTCTGCTGATGCACTGATCACTACCCCTTTGCAGGACGCTATAACGACTACGAACGGTCGCCCATCTTTTACTATCACAATTAAGGAATAACTATCATGGCACAACTTAACGAAACATTCAGCGTTGACGCACTCCCAAAACCCACCACTGGCAACTTTGAGCCTTTGCCGGCTGGCTGGTATACCGTGGTCGTTAACGGTGCGGAGATCAAAAACACCAAAGCAGGCAACGGTCAATACATCGCCGTGCGTTATGACGTGACGGGACCAACCCACCAAGGTCGTGTGGTGTTTGGCAACCTGAACATTAAAAACCCCAGCCCAAAGGCAGAGGAGATCGGTCGCCAGCAATTAGGCGAATTGATGCGTGCGGTGGGCTTAAGCGCATTGCAAGACACTGATCAGTTGATTGGTGGTCAGTTGAGTATCAAACTTGATGTGCGTGAATCTGAGCAATATGGCGCATCCAATGATGTGAAGGGCTTTAAGTCTAATGGTGCTCCTATGGCGGCAGCACCAGCAGCAGCCAGTACCAAAGCAGCACCACCTTGGGTTAAAAAATAAGGAGCAATGAAAATGACACTTGAACTGACACTCGATGAGATTAACGCAATTATGGCTTTGCTGGGTCGCCAGCCTTATGAGCAGGTTGAAAACCTGATACTTAAGATTCGTGATCAGGCATTGCCGCAATTAGCACTAAAAGAGTAAAAAAAATGCCCCTGACCTTGCGGTTGGGGGCAAAACAACTAAGGAGGTTGCATGAAATTAGATTTTACCATTGAGTCAATGATTGACAAGCACCATGAGTCTATTCAAAGTGAGCCTCGCGCTCACATGGGGGCGTCATTGCTTGGCCATCCATGCGACCGATGGCTATGGCTTAACTTCAGGATGGCGGTAATTGAAAAGTTCCCAGGACGTATCCTGCGTTTGTTTAGACGTGGGCAAGAGGAAGAAGCACAAGTCGTATCAGACTTGCGTGCAATTGGCTTGAACGTGCAAAAGACAGGAACAAACCAAAGCCGAGTTGACTTTGGCTGCCATGTGTCAGGCAGTCTGGACGGGATTATTGAATCTGGTGTGCCAGAAGCACCGAATACTAAGCACGTTTTGGAGATCAAAACACACAGCAAAAAGTCATTTGATGATGTGGTTAAGAATGGGGTTGAGAAGTCTAAGCCCATGCATTATGTGCAAATGCAAATGTATATGCATGGCACAAAGCTAGAGCGCGCGTTATATGTTGCCGTCTGCAAGGATGATGACCGGATATACACCGAGCGGGTCAAGCTTGATAAAGATGTGGCGCAAAAGGCGATTGAGCGTGGTCATCGAATTGTGTCTGACGATCGTATGCCACCACCAATATCAACCGACTCTACATGGTATGAGTGCCGCTTTTGCCCAGCGCATGAGTTTTGTCATAAGACACAGTTGACAAAGGAAGTGAATTGCCGGACTTGTACAAGTAGCACGGCACGCACGGATAGCACCTGGCATTGTGAGCAATATGACGTAACGCTGGACTTTGAGAATCAAAAAGTTGGCTGTGATGCTCATGTATTGCATCCAGACCTTGTGCCTTGGCCACACATGATTTCAAACAACGAGGTTATCTGGATGACACCAGAAGGTGATATTAAGAATGGCGTAAAAAGTAGCGATACATTCTCGAGCCGTGAGATTGTTGCCAATCATAAGGTTTGTGCCAGTCCTGATGAGTTTATCAAGACACTGCGTAATGAGTTTGATGGGACGATATTTTAATGTTTGTTATTGATATACAATAACAACAATCTCACTTAGTAAGGATTTTATATTATGGGAAAGCCTGTAATTAATATGACGGGGCTTAAATACAATCGTTGGACCGTTGTGTCTAAAGCTGAAAAACCATTAGGCAAAGAAAGACCTGGTTTGTTTTGGAATTGTGTTTGCGAATGTGGAACAAAACAAATTGTTTATGGGACTTCTATAAGAAATGGAGATAGCAAGTCATGCGGTTGTTTTAAAGCAGAAAAAAGCTCAATTTCTATGAGGCAGATGAGATTGCAACAATCCGGATCTTTGCAAGATCGTTTTTTTTCTCGATTTGTTAAGTTAGAAAATGGCTGTTGGCAATGGAGAGCGCATACAGATAAAGACGGATATGGTGTATTGCCTGGTGATCGTAAAAACACAAGAGCGCATCGTCTTTCCTATGAATTGCACAAAGGTCAAATTTCGGATGGTTTTGTGATTTGCCATCATTGCGATAACCCTGGTTGCGTTAATCCGGACCATCTTTTTATTGGTACTTCAAAAGATAACGCACAAGACGCTTTACAAAAAGGCAGAGCTTACGTTGGAGAAAAAAACGGACGGTCAAAGCTAACTAAAGAAAACGTAAAAGAAATATTAAATTCAAGTTTAAATGGACCACAATTGGCAAATAAGTTTGGTGTAACAAGACACACAATTAATAGCGTCAGGAGGGGTGTGACGTGGCAAAAATAAAATTACGTGACTATCAAACTCGCACACTATCAATGCTTTATGAATGGTTATCAAAAAATAACGGAAACCCATGTTTAGTTTTACCAACAGGAAGCGGGAAAAGTATTGTTATTGCTGAATTATGTCGTCGAGCAATTACAGAATATCCAGAAACAAGGATTTTAATGTTGACGCGCAGCGTTGAGCTTATAAATCAAAATGCTGAAAAGCTACGAGCCATTTGGCCTAATGCACCAATGGGGATTTACTCTGCAAGTGCTGGGAAAAAAGAGATTGGTGAACCAATTACTATTGGCGGTCCTCTTTCTGTTGTAAGAATTGTGCCTAAATTGGGAAAAATAGATATTTTAATTTGCGATGAATGCCATGACATTAGCCACAAAGATGAAGGAAGCTATAGAAAAATAATTAATGGGTTGATGGAAGCTAACCCATCAATGCGTGTTATAGGCTGTACGGCTAGTCCATATCGTCTTGGGCATGGAATGATTACAGACAAACCTGCAATTTTTGATGCTTTAATTGAACCAGTTAGCATTGAAGAATTGGTTTCAAAAGGTTATTTATCGACTCTTAAAAGTAAACAAACAGGTTTTAAATTAGATACTAGCAATGTTCATAAACGAGGCGGTGATTTTATTGAATCTGAGCTTCAGGCAGCGGTTGATACGTCAGACAATAACGAGGCGATGATTGATGAAGTCATCAAAAGGGCTGGCGATAGAAAGTCTTGGATGTTTTTTGCATCAGGAGTAAAACACGCAGAAAATTTAAGAGATATTATTATTGAGCGTGGGATATCAGCAGTTTCAGTAACTGGGGATATGGTAAAAAAAGACCGTGAACAAGCAATTGCTAATTTTAAATCTGGAAAGACAACAGCAATAACCCAGGTTGGTTGTTTGAACGTTGGCTTTGACCATCCAGACATAGACCTTTTAGTAATGGCAAGACCAACAATGTCACCTGGTCTATACCTTCAGCAAGCAGGACGTGGGATGCGCCCCAAATCACACACTGATCACTGCTTGGTTCTGGACTTTGCTGGTGTGGTAGAGATGCACGGTCCAATCACCAACGTGCAACCGCCTAAAAAGGGCGGCTCAGGCGATGGCGAAGCACCTATCAAAGTGTGCGATGCGTGCCATGAGATTGTGCATATTTCTGCCAAGGTTTGCCCAAACTGTGGCGCTGAGTTCCCGCCACCAGCAGAAAAGAAGTTAGTGCTGCGCCAAGACGACATTATGGGCATTGAGGGAATTGATATGCCTGTGCGTGAGTGGCAATGGCGTAAGCATGTAAGCAAGGCAAGCGGTAAGGAGATGCTGGCCTGCACGTACTACGGTGGCCTATCAGACAAGCCAATTACCAGTTACCATGCCATCATGCACGACGGTTTTGCAGGTCAACGCGCACGCATAGAGTTGATGCAGATAGCGCGTGACTCTGAGGCGCAGCTAGACTACAGCGCAGCCGACTTGGAAGATATGGCAACTGCAATGAATTGCGGGTCACCACCGGCCACCATCGAATACAAGATGGACGGGAAATTTGCACGGATTTTGAATAGGAGATGGTCCACATGAGACACCCAGAACCACAGACAGTAACAGAGTGGCGCAAAGGTCCACCAAAGTGCTGCCACACATG